AACTTTTTGAGCGAAACCATCACTATGTAGTCCTTTGTTTAGTCCTACAATTTTTTCACCTAATTCTTTTTCTTCGTTAATTAGTCGTTCTAAAAAAGCATCCATACGATTATTTTTATTTATTTCGGCACTATTGCCATTACTAATATACTACTTTTCTTTCAATTCCTGACTTACCAAAACATTCAGTAAGTGTATCGCTATACAGGCGATTATGAGGGTGAGGATGGGGGTCATAATACTATATAATTAAGGTTGTGAGTGTCAAACGTGACTTTAATATCTGGCAAAACTTTATAAACTTCATCTTCGAAATCATCTTCAAATGGGTCATGAGATAAGCACCATTCTTTATACCATGAGTTTATTACTATTTGCAAATCGGTTTTCATTTCTTCCTTTTTATAAATTTAAACATTATCTGTATCACTTTATTCACACACCATAACGTAATGTATATGGTTAAGGTTATTATTATGAAGGTGGTTAGGGGTTGCATGGGGGTTAGAGAACCTTAAATGTAAACTTATCTCCGGGAGTATAGCACTCCCCTTTATGCTTGCAAATGCCAGATATTTTATTACGTGGCTCATATTCATCACAATGTTTGCCACAATCGCCTTTTATCCCACAGTCTTGATGTTCTCTGCAATAAAAATAGTCGGTGCTATTATCTGGGATTGCTTCAAATAGTTCTATTTCTGAAAGTCCATCACTTTTCGCATTATCTAAATGATAATCTAAAGTATAGCATATTTCAGCATCAATTATATCAAAGTAGTATTTCGGCTTTTTCATCTTTCAATCCTCCTTAAATAAATTCAACATTAGATTCAATCCAATCAGCTATGTCGGCAAATGATTTACCAGAATCATTCATATTTATAAGTTTTTGGTTGAAATCTTCATTTATCTTGAGGTCGCCAATATCTTTTTTTATAGGCAATATATTGCCATATAAATCTTCAAGGCGATGTTTAAGCAGAGTTTTTGATTTCAAACCGCAAACAGAACCGGCTACACCTAAGCAACAATATGATTTTTCATTTGTGTCATCGCTAAATTTTATCAGGGCGTCTGACGTCTGCTTATACTTTCCACTTCTTAGAGCATTAATCCATTTTTCGGCAAACTCTTTTGGTAGCTTATATGTTTTCATATTCCTTACAATCTAATTTTATACCCTAATTTAACCAATGCCCTATCCTCTGACCTTATTTTAGTCACAGGGTTATAATCCTCACCCTGATACCCTAAATGCACAGATAGGTCTTTATATACCCTTAATCCCAATCCGAATGAGTTTTCAAGAAATGAAGCATTATCCTGCTTTGCAACCTTGCCGAATACATCCGATTGAATGAATACAAACATGGTACGGTTTAGATTCAGGTTCACATTCACCCGGGCCCCTACCCGATTAGCTGATCCGTAGTTTTTATACAAAAGTCCTGCATGAAAGGAATCATCCTGGAAGTTGGTAAAGCCTATCATCCCGGCATAGCTTTGACTTTTAAAATCGGTTGTGCCTATTTCGGTGAGGATGGAGGTGTGGGTTTGGGCTTTTGCATCCATGCACATACCTATAATAACCGCTATAATCAGGATTAATAGGTATTTATGTAATTGTTTTTCTTTCATTTCTGCTCTGTTTTAATAGGTTCAATTTTGCCCGAAACATACTTAGGTCTATTAGGACAATTATGCCCGAAATAAACTGCATGAAATATTCTTGCATAGCAATATGGGCAAATGTTATCGGGTAGTATATTATCTTTCATAGTTCAATAGGTTTGCCCGTAACTGCATAAAGGCAGGAGGAGGATTAGGATTAGGGGTTAAAATCCTTTCATTTCAAATCCGCATTTAAAGCAATGCTCATTGGTTAATAACTCCTCTTTTGTATATTCTGTTTTACATTGAGGACATGATTGTTTAGGGGGTTGTAACTTTTTATATTTACCGCCAAAATTATCTCTACCCTTTTTAATCATATCATCTGTATTATCTTTGTGAGTACCGATAAACAAGTGTTCAGGACTTTTAGGCAAGGGCATCCAATGTGTAGGTGCTTCATAAGATAGTCTACTCTCGCCCTCGTAATGCCACAATTCATTATTACCAACAATACATCTTTTGCCTTTCTTTAAGGCATTTCTATGCCATACATGGATAATTTCATCAGTTAAAGGTTTTTGCTCCTTCACACTTATCCATTTCGGATTAGCAAATTCTGCCATAAGTTCAACTATATCAAAAAGTTTACCATCAGCAAATCTTACTTGCCAAACTGTATTTCCGCTCCCTAAAATACCTTTGTTTCTTAAGAAAGTTATTGCCTGTTCTATTTCCTCTTTAGTTTTCATTTATTTCCTGCATTAATTGTTCAACTCTATCCTCCCGTTCTCGTAGCGATTTATCTTCATAGTACTCCGCTTCGAGTTCTAACTCTCTTTCGGATGGGTAGCTTTCTTCTGGGTTCATTTGGTTATGGGTTTAAGTTAAAAAATGCTCGTCTTTCCGATCTGTCAGCGCATCTTGTCGTATTACAGGGCTCGTGTTGCACATCAACGCCATAGTGATAGAATATCACTAATAATTGCTCTTTAAAGAATATGTCCACTTGTTGAAGGTGGAAGTTGTAAGCTTAGAGATTTTTCAATACATCTAACTTTGAGGACGAACTGGGATTCGAACCCATCTAAACACCCATCTGTGATATGCCCAACTTACAACTCTAAGATTAATTTGAACAACTATTTGGGTTATGTTTTTCTCAAAAAAAGCTCACATAGCTTCACATCAAATCTCTCTTAGCATATTCTTTAAAGAACAATTAGCAGTTGCCTACTACCACCATAAGCCCGCTTCTCGAAAGATAGCAGGCCGGCGGATTCCGCAGACTTGCGGAACTACGGAATGTTATTATACAATAGAAACACTTGTGTCAGAGTTTTTGCTGACAAATTCATTAAATCTTTCAACGGTAACCGGCTGGCTATTTATTATTGAATAATTAAATGAACTGCTATGGATAAGCCCGTTTTGGTCTTGGTAATAACAGACCCAGGTTCTTAAATCCGTCTTTTTATAAAATGAATTAGCGAAATGTTTTGACTCAATGAATTTACCAGCCTGACTGCTATAATTCATATTAAATCCGTTAAATGTTTCCATCTTTTTGCAAGTTTTAGCAACCCTTCATTGAATTGCTATACAATAGTAAGAACAATATCTTGAATAAAAAAATAAAAGTGAAAATAATGTTTATTTGTTTGTTAATAAAAAATAGTATATTTGTAAATGTATTACATATATATAATAATTGATGAAAATCTAAATACTGTCTATGTAGGTAGAACTCAAGACCCTCACATAAGGCGATTAGCCCATATTCAAAAGAAAATAATAAAAGGCGAATTTTGCGTAATTGATGAGTTTGAAGGCGACATGATATTATCAATGGAAAAATATTATATTAATCAGTTCAAACAATGGGGCTTTATACTATTAAATAAAAGGCATTTAAAGGCTTATCCATTAAAATTTAAAAAAGAAAGTTATTCACCTTATACAAGTAAAGAAATGAAATTCACAGAAACAATGAAAGCTATGCAGGTCGGTCAAGTATTTGTAACCGATTTAAAAAATTACGAAAGTCTTCAGACTATTGCTGGGAGGCTGAAAAGAAACGGAGTTGGCAAGTTTACAGTAAGTCTAAAAAATGGTAACACAACCGTTACAAAAAAAAGTTAAAATAAATTTGCATTGTATATGTTTGTTTGTTTATATTTGACTATACCAAAAACGAAACGAACATGAAAACATTTCAAATTTTAGTATCTGGTTATTGTAACGGATATTTAACAACGGAGTTAATCAAAGTTGAATCTGACAGTTTAGAAAATGCAGCTTTATTAGCTGAACAGAAATCTTCACTTGATGGAGCAACGGCAAGAATCTAACTATGATTCCAGTTCCAGCAAGTCAGGAATCTGTCACCCCATAGCTTTTCGAGGCATGGGGATTTGGCAGTAACAAACACAAAGAAATTATGAAAACCGAAAAATACAACATCAGAGGAACAGAGATGAATAGAATTCAATTCAGCGAAATTGAAGATTTATTATCTGATAAAGGAATAAACGTAAATAAAGCATTTGAATTAATGGCCGATGATCGTGAGTTCGTTTATGTTTCAAATGGGTTTGTTAGAGGACTGAATTCAGAAATTAATGATAACGGCGAATGGCATCATTTCTTTAAGAAAGAATCAGACGGTTCTTTTATATCTGGCAAATTTCAATTTAACTAAAATAATTAACACTATGAAAACCCTCCAACAAATCGACTGGCTTAAGTGGACTTTGATAGTCCTATTCGGAGCCGTATTAGTTCATCAGGCTTTAATTAATATGATATGGATTTAGACGCTTATTACGATGATCTGTACGATAGAACAGAAACATCAGCCGATTATTGCGAATACTGCGATGCCAGAATTGAAAAATGTAAATGTCATCAGCACGATGATTATGATAGAGAAAGGGATGCGGAACATGAGTAACATCCCCCAAACCGACAACACCAGAACCGTTCCGGTAAATGTCTACGATGCGAAAGTGTTTATCACTAAGATTCAATCACAAATCGAGATACTTGAAATGGTGAATAAGCATGATGAAGCCAAACATTGGAAAACGCTTCTTGAATCAGCTAATGAATTGTTAAACTTAAATAGTAAATAGGATGAAAACGATAATAAAACAAAACACATGGTTAAATTTTACTTCACATGGATGGGGCAATGGATATGTAGTAATTCCAGAAGGGCATAAATTACATGGGATTGATTACAATGATATTGATGTATCTGTTCATGGTGGATTAACCTTTTCGGCATTGGCTGATAGTGACATGGTGGACGATTGGGATGAATTATCAGAAGGTGATTTAGGATCTTGGGTTGTTGGTTTTGATACGTGCCATTGGGGAGATAGTATTGATAATTGGTCTGCCGAAAATGTACAAGCCGAGACAGATAGATTATTGAAACAGTTAATAGAATTACCATGACCCGCCCCGAACTACACGCACTCGTAGACATTGTAATGGATGCGAGGGAGAGGATGCCGAATGAGGATATTTGGCTTGACATAAATACAGATATAAAAGTTTATCATGTATGCAGTAAAGTATTTTCATTGGGATGTTACCCCACCTTCTCCGACTTCACACAAGCGGTTAAGGAGTATATTAAAACTTTGGAAGGATGAAAGAGAAAGTATATGCAGTAACAGGTGAGCATCACGGCTCAATAGTTTACGCAAGAAGCGAAAAGCAAGCGAGGGATATTTTTCAAAAATGCTACAATGGCGAAAAGATTATAAAGGTTAAAAATATCTCAAGTTATAATTTGTCAAATTTATGATAACCTACCTCGCATCCTTCGCATTCACATCCGATAATGGTAGCCATTATTCAGAAGGTCAACAAATCACACAGGCAGAATATGAAAACCTGCCGAAATATGAACAGGAATTTTTTACAAGTAAATTAAATAATTAAGAAAATGAAAACCCTATACGAAAGATTAAAGCCTGATCATAAGGCGAAATTGGATAATGCTTCAAAAGTATATCCAAATGCAGTCAAATTAGCATTAAAGGAATTGACTTCTGAGCACTCAATTTTAGATTTGCGGTTCGGTACTGTTCAAGTAATTACTATGTATCTTGACCTTAAGAGTGCTGATATTTCTGAAATATTAAACTTATTCGAAGAACCATGAAAACCCTATCAATCCAAACCACTACCTACCCAGATGGAACTGTCCGTACATGGGAAGGATGCAGAATGCCAGAGCATAAATATTATGCTATGGATTCAGAATTATTCAATCGCTGGAATGTTTACATCCATAACCAGTTATTAAAGTGCCGGATGTGGAATAATATCATCGGCAAGATCAAATTAACCAATACGGTTAAACCTGGCGGAGTGGCTTACATTGATGGTCAGGAATCGGCTTTAAGAATGGCGAAGGAGATACTATCATGATGCACTTCCACGAAGACCCAAAATCAGAATCCAACCGCACATTCTGGCTCATTATGCTTGCCTGCATTATTATTGTTACGGTATTCCTTTGCGAGATATTTGTCAGGTTTTATTTGCAGGTGTCGTGAATGTTTAGTAAATTGCATTATAAGTTAGTCATGTGCGTGACATCAAGTAACTTAAAGAAATTGCCCCGAGCTGGGTGCGCACACATTTGGCGGAGGGCTCAATAATTATCATGGCGAAAAAAGCCGAACAAACTACCGAAATCGCAGTAGTTGAAAACACAAAACTTACAGAACTGGCTCAAAAGTCAGGCATTGAATTAACCAAAGCCGAGGCTCATGTTTCCGCTTTTCATCCTGCATTTGCTGAACTATCTGAACTTAGCAGACCGCTTGCAACATTGGATAAAGAAAATCCAACTGCCGATCATGCAAGAATTGCCCGTGAAAACCGTTTAAAGATTGTAAAGATTCGTACAGGGTCTGAATCAATTAAGGATGAGCGTAAAAAGGTTTTATTAGCCGAGGGCAATTTAATCCAGTCTGCTTTTAACCTTGTAAAAGATGCTTGTATTCTTACTGAATCTGAGTATGAAGAAGTCGAAAAACATCAGGAACGAGTAGAAGCTCAAAAACGTGCTGAATTAAAATCCGCTCGTATTGCTTTGCTTGCTCCATTCGAAACCGATACTGAATTTCTGCCATTGGATATAATGGATGAAGAAAAGTTTCAGGCATTACTTTCACGTGAAAAAGAATCATTCGAGGCGGTAAAGGCTAAACGGGAACAGGATGAATTGGCACGTATTGAGGCTGAACGTAAAGCAGAGGAAGCAAGATTAGCAGAGATTGAAGCGGAAAAGCAAAGGCAGATTGAAAGGGATGCAGAAAATGAGCGTTTAAAAAAAGAGGCTGAAATCAGAGAGGCTGAACTTGCAAAAGAACGTGCCGAAGCTGCTAAGATTGCAGAAGCAAAACAAGCCGAAATCGACAAAGCAAACGCCGAAGCTGACAGGATTCGTAAAGAACTCGAGCTAAACAACTTGCAGAGGAAAATGAACGCCTTGCTAAAATTGCAGAACAAGAAGAAAAAGAAGCCGCTGCAAAGGCTTTATTGAAAGCACCCGATCAGGAAAAAGTTAAAGCGTTTTTTGTTCAATTCACGGCTTTACAGTTCCCTGAATTGCAGTCTGAGGCAGGTAAGGCAATGGCAGTTAGAGTTAATGAAGCGCTTGCAATAGTTAAGCAAGTTATTATTCAGGATAGTAAAACTTTATTGTAATGGGAGATATTCAACTACATGGGAATAACTTCCCTGCAATACAGGAGTTATATTCCAATACGGATTTAGCTGTTCAGCAAGAAGCCCTTAATCATTATTTAAATCAGCAACCTCCGGCGAATTGGGTTAAGGTACACCCGTTCATTAAAAACTATAAATACCTTCCGATTGACAAAGTAGAATTTCTGTTAAGGAAATTCTACAAATCATATAAAATCGAGGTATTAAAAACCGGGTTGCTTTTAAATTGTATCGAGGTTACTGTACGGGTTAATTATTTAGATCCGATTACCGGAGAATGGATGTTTCATGATGGGGTTGGAGCAGAGGAATTGCAAACGCAAAAGGACACCGGAACTCTTAAAATAGATATGAGCAACTTGAATAAAGGCGCTATTAAAATGGCTCTACCTATTGCAAAAACAATTGCAATAAAGGATGCTTGCGACCATTTCGGTGAAATATTCGGGGCTTCGTTGAATAGAAAAGATATTATTCAATTTAATGTAGATTCCAAATTAACCGACCTCGCCAAAACAAAAGAGGAGCAAAGGATGGAAAAACTTATTCAAAAAGCGAATGACCGTGAAACGCTCGAAGGTCTGAAAGCTCATTTAACTGAAAAATTACAAACTCAATTTGATACGAAATGGAACGAACTGAAATAGCTAAAGCATTTAAAATACGATCTTCTGGAACTTCAAATATTATGGGGGTTAAGGGGCTTGGTAAAACAGGGCAGTCTTATATTGAACAATGGGTAAAAGAATACCTATACAAGCGCAGACCTGAAATAAAAAGCAAGTATTTGACTAAGGGGAATGTTCAGGAGGAAGAGGGGTTTACCCTGATGGCTACTGAATTGAATCTTGGTATGGTATATAAAAATACTGAACTTTTTGAAAATGACTATATGAAGGGCACCCCAGACCTAATAGTGAACGGTGTTGTTTATGACAATAAATGTTCCTGGTCTTTAGATACTTTCCCAATGTTTGAAAAGGAAGTGCCAAATAAAGACTATTGGTGGCAGCTTCAATCTTACATGGAATTAACCGGGTGTGATAAATCGGTATTGGTTTATACCCTTATTGATGCAGATGAATTTGAAATTGAGAGGCAGGTAAAATGGGAATCAAATCCTGAAAAAATATACAAGGTTATCAATGAAATGGTTTATACAAAAGATTATTTCAATAATCTTGTAGATCGTTTTTGTCCTACTGCTATTTCGGATTACTTCATTGAAATTCCAGAGGATAAGCGCATAAAAACGTTTGAAATTGAAAAAGATAAAAAGTCAATCATGGAAATTGAGTACAGGGTTGACGAATGCAGGACTTTTATACACAATTTAACCACTTAATAAATCATGGGAAATATCTCAACAAAAGTAAATCTTGGAGCGTTAAAAAACGCTGCCATTATTATGTCAGGCAAAAATAAAGACGTTGAATGCCTGCTAATTCCAATCGCTCAGAATCATTTATATAAAAATGATAAAGGAGTTGTAAGTCTTGAATTGATAGGCTTTGAAATCGCTCCAGAAAAGCGCAAGGCAGATAGCAAGGACACGCACTTAGTTAAACAGTCGTTATCTAAGGAGATTTTGGAAAAACTATCAGATGAAGAAAAGAAAGCATTTCCAATTTTAGGGAATCATGTTAATTGGGATGAATCAGGAGGCGGTGGCAATAATGCAAGTGCGCCTGTTGTTGCTGCATCGGAGGACGACCTGCCTTTTTAGTATTCACCACACCCGGCTAACTACCGGGTTAAAACTTGACTAAATGCTACACTATTATATTGCTCCAGGACTATCTTACAATCATTTGCAGGGTGCACTAAAAAAGTTAAATGCAGAAAAGCTAAACAAACGCATTGTAATAAGAAGCCTTGACGAAGCCAAAGCGCACCGGATTATGTTGGTAGTTGCTGAATATTACAACATATTCTTGCAGGATCTAAAAAGTGAATCAAGAATTGGTAAATTTAAAGGTGCGAGGCAAATTGCTCAATATCTTATTAAAGAAAAAACCACTTTAAACTATGCTCAAATTGCGAGGCTTTTCAATCGTGACCGTACAACCGTTTATTATTCATGTCAAACCGTTGCCGATTTACGAAGCATAGATAAGAAGTTTGATGCAGAATATAAAGAAGTCGAAAGCTATGTTTAACCACTTGCACCAACGCATAATTATGTATAAGATCAGAGGAAAGTCCCTAAAAGGATTTGATTTGAGTGAGGTTTGTGTTGCGATTATGGAATATTATTCTTAGATTAGTTTTACCCGACCAGCCAGCGGGATTAAGAAACATAAACCATCCATATTTGGGGGATTGTCTGGCTGGCATGAACCCGATATGGATTTTTTAATTTATGACATACGAAGAGTTTATTGCTCGAAAACGCCACAGTTACGGAGAGTTTGGTTTTGAACCAAAGTACATCCCTGATATCGCTTTTGACTTTCAGAAATTTGTTATTGAAAAGGCGATTAGAAAAGGAAGGGTAGCTTGTTTTCTTGATACTGGATTGGGTAAGACCTTAATTCAGTTAGCTATTGCAAACAACATCATTCTGCATACAAACAAAAGGGTTTTAATATTAACACCTTTGGCAGTAGCTTTTCAGTTCTTATTGGAAGCTGAAAAGATTGGTATTGACGACATTGAATATTGCAAGGATGGAAAGTTTACCAAAAAGATAGTTATTTGCAATTATGAAAGGTTACATTATTTTGATGCAAAAGACTTTGAATGTGTAATACTTGATGAAAGTTCTATACTGAAAAATTTTGATGGCAAGATAAAAGCTGAGGTTACTGCATTTATTAAGAAAACACCTTATCGGTTTTTGTCAACTGCAACACCATCACCGAATGATTTTATTGAACTTGGAACAAGCTCTGAAGTATTGGGATATATGGGTTATATGGATATGCTTGGGAAGTTCTTTAAGAATAACCAAAATAGCGTAGATAGTACAAATCGGAATATCGGAGAGAAATTTTACTTAAAACCTCATGCCGAAAAAGACTTTTTTTCATGGGTTAATCAATGGTCAATTATGGCAAAGATGCCATCTGATTTAGGGTTTTCTGATAAAGATTATATTTTGCCGGAATTAATTACCCAAAAACACTTTGTAAAAAATCAGTCGTTAATTGACATAAATGGTCAGATTCAAATGTTTACCCCGATTGCCAAATCTATGACCGAGGTAAGGCATGAGCAAAAGCAAACTGAAATAAAAAGATGCGAAAAGGCGATTGAATTAGCTGAAGGCAAAACCTCTGTCTATTGGTGTAATACCAATCTTGAAAGCGGTTACCTTAAATCAATGGATAAGGATGCGGTTGAAATAATCGGATCTCAAACAATTGACCGAAAAGAGGAAATATTATTAGCTTTTGCAAACGGTGAAATTAAGCGACTAATTACTAAAGCTAAGATGACCTCAATGGGGTTGAACTGGCAACATTGCAATCATTCAGTATTTTTTCCTACATGGAGTTATGAGCAATATTATCAGGCTATCAGGAGGTTTTGGAGGTTTGGTCAAAAGAACCCGGTTCATATTGATTTGGTTATTTCTGATGGTCAGACAAGAGTATTAGAAGCCATTGAACAGAAAACCCAAAAGGCAATCGAATTACATAAAAACCTAACCGAAAACGTGAACGGAGTTTTCACGAACAAAATTAAAGAATTTAATAAACCAGTATTAAAACCTAACTTTTTATGAGTACCGTAAAAGACCAACTAATAACAGAAAACTATGCAATCTATAATTCAGATTGTATGCTTGTAATGCCTACACTTGAAAAAGAATCAATAGACCTATCGGTTTATAGCCCCCCATTTGCTGGACTTTACAATTATTCAAGTTCCGAGAATGACTTTTCAAATTGTGAAAGCAAAGAACAGTTTTTAGATCAGTACGAATTTCTAATAAAAGAGATTGCAAGGGTAACAAAGCCAGGCAGAATATCAGCCGTTCATGTTACTGATGTTTTTGATAATACTTGCAGACTTTGGGACTTCCCTCATGAGGTAATTAAATTACATGAAAAATACGGTTTTGAATATCGTAACCGTATAACCATATGGAAAGAACCTTTGAAAGTAAGAATGCGCACAATGGTTCAATCATTAATGCATAAGTTTATAGTAGAGGATAGTACAAAATGCTTTACGGCTATGCCTGATTATGTTTTGGTATTCACTAAAAAAGGCGAAAACAAAGTTCCAGTAGTTCATCCATTTGGGATTAATCATTATGCCGGAGAAACTCCAATTTTGCCAAACATATTAAGGGCATGGAATAATGCTAATGATTCTAACTTAAATGAAGATCAACTTTGGCAAAGATTGAATCTGATTAATGAACACGATAAAATTACAAAGCTGAATCATTATATCTGGCAAAGATACGCTTCATCTGTTTGGGATGATATCCGAATTGATAATGTTTTGCCATTTAGGGATAGTAAAGAAGAGGATGATGAAAAGCACGTTCACCCTTTGCAATTAGATGTAATTGATAGACTTGTAGAATTATATTCTAATCCTGGGGAGATAGTTTTAACTCCATTTATGGGAGTTGGTAGCGAGGTTTACAGTCCTGTTTCAATGGGTAGGAAAGCGATAGGAATTGAATTAAAAGATAGTTACTATAAACAGGCTATTCAGAATATGAAAGTAGTAAAAAGTAGATTTGATAATCAGAAAGTTGAAACTCTTTTTTAATGGCTCTTAAACGCATTAAAACAAACGGACAAGGCGATGCAGTCAACACCCCCAGCATCCGATCAAAGTCCAAACCTAAACCATACCGGGAGCCCGATTGGTTACGTAAATACCGATTGGACCGGGAGCGGTGGTTCTGGCAAAAGTACCCGGAGCAAAGGGCAGAAATAGAAGAAAATGTAAGATTTATGAAGCAACAATGGGAAACACAGGACAAAAGAAAATAGACTACACCGATCCGCTAAGTATGTACCGCTCCGGCAAGACCGCAAAGGTAGTAACCGAACAGGAACTTGCGGAGCAGAAAGCTAAAAGAGAATGGACCCATCAGCTAAATTTCTGTAAATGGCTAAAGCAGACATACCCAGAAATCCGATTCAGATCCGATATGCAGGCAGGAACCAAAAAGTCTCACGGACTGCAAAATACTATGGACATTTTAGATCCGTTCTCTGGATGGCCCGATGTGTCGATATGGGTTGCCCGTTCGCATTACTGCGGTCTGATGATTGAAATGAAGCGGGAAAACTCAGGCGCTATCTTAAAGGATGGCAGCTTGTCTAAAGGCAAGCACGTTCAAAATCAGCATCAAGTACATGAGTTTTTGAGAGGATTAGGATGGAAAGTGGAGATCGCTGAAGGGTTTGAACAGGCTAAGAAAGTGTTGGAGAGTTATTTGAATTTTTAGTATATTGCATTAAGAAATTAAAATGCAGATGTGAGGGTTAAGGGACTTATATTTGCAATTATAGATGTCCTGATTCTCATTGTAAAGGTGATATATCTCATAAAATAAATCAGTTTTATTGATTGAGTTATACAATTCAAAGTCAACACTTAAAACCCGTATAGGAAGCATCCGCCTGTTACCCGTAGGATCGCTTAATACGCCTTCGTAATTAGTTGTTCCGCACAGCATAGCCAAACGGTTTAGATCGACTGAAACAACGCCATAGGGCTCACGAATTGAAAATGTCTGAGATGATGTTAAACGGTTTAGGGTTTTTGATTCAGCTTTTGACTTTCCGCCCATCTCATCATCCATAATAATCAGCTTTTTAGTCATTAGAATTTCTGAATCTTTACCCTGGTCAAGTTTATCCTCAGCATAATAAGCCTTTAATTCATTTGGCAATAAACGTCTAAACCATTCGGTCTTGCCTGTGTTTTGACCTCCAACTAATACCAACACTAAAGGAGAGTGTTTGCCATTTACCGAAGCCATTAAAGATGTTAGCCATTTTTTTATGAACATATCATAATTAGCAGTATCAGTATTGATTGACTTTATAAGTTTATCAATATTACCTTTTGGCTTTTTTATCTGATGATCTTTAAGGAATAAATAAAAAGGGTTATAAGTAGGTGTATAATCTGAGAATATTACACTTTTAACCAAATCCTTTGAAGCTTTTTTTATGGTAGTTTTGCACTCTATGAAAATAGTATTCAAATCAATATCAGTAATTGGTTTGCCATCAACTTCTATATTGCGGCTTATCTCATTACGCTGCATTTTGTAATTATCAGAAATAAACCGCTTAATCTGATTGATTATATTTTTGTCATCAACTGCCTTAACTTCAATATTTTCTTTTTTAGCCAGGTTATAAATAAAATCAATCGGTATTATATTTCGGTTTGTCCTAAGCAAATGAGAATATTTCTTATCGCATTTGATGCGGTCATACTCAGGATTTAATGAACTGAGCAAATGAAAATAATCCCTGCCATTTTCGCCAAACTTTCCAGCTAAAGCAAACCCAATATTTATCCAATCACTGTAATTATAAGTTAGATCTAAATTTCTATCGACAACCGATTGAATAATTGAATTAAATTCTGAATCAACAAAGACATAACTTACAGGCTCACACTTTCTTTTTGGGTAGGCCTTTACTTTTACCTCTCTTGCCTCTGAATTAATGTATAAATCCGGATCGTATGATACAAACCTTGCGCGGCTTACATCTTTGCATTTTTCATCAACTTCAACAATACCATATTCATCATAGAAACGTTTAGCTAAAAAATCAAAACTCTCTAAATGTAGTTTTGGGTCTATGATTGACAAAACGCAAAGTCCAGAACCTCCGCAACTAACAAATACTGCATAAACATAAGGATCGCAGCAAATCTGTTCACGGGTATCATTGGTGTTTTTTAATCCATCAATATCAATAGCTATAAATCCTGAATGCTCTGTCAGGCTTTCAGCATTACGTTGTGAGAATAACCCGGACACGGTAACAAGAGGAAGTTTTCTTTTGTTATCATCAGTTTTATTAGTACGATAATATAAAACTTTATCCTGCCAATAACCCTCTTTTACGCGCTCTAAAAATGTAGATATTGAAAGGCTTTCACCTTTTTTTACTTCCTTTGCATGAGGATAGTATGATATAAGTGAATCCTTCATACTGCCCTGAGATGAGAGTCAATAGCCTGTTTTAATTTCGGTTTTATACCTCCCGCATTGGTTAACCAGGTTAAGTATCTGATTTCATCCGAATCAGTCATTGAAGCTAATTC